GTCTGATGGAGTATACAGTTTAGATGGAAATGGAGATTATGTAACGTACAATGGAGACCACAGATTCACAGACCAATTCAGTATATCGGTTTGGTTCAAATCAGATGGAGCAACCTCTGCATTTGATACCATTATAAGTAACCACGATGGTGGAAGCATTGCAAATGGAAACACTTTCTTGCTATATCCAACAGGAAAACTTAGAGTAAAAACCGCAGATAGTGGAACAGGAACGACCGGTGATGCGCTTAATCTAGGTTCCGGCTTAGGAGATAGTAACTGGCATCAAGTTGTTGTAACATGGCAAGCTAACACCACAAATGGAAGAAATATTTATATTGATGGGTCTTTGGTGCACCAAAACACCACAGGAACAGCTGTCTATAGAACCACAGCTCAATCTCTAATGTATCTTGGAGGAATGTGGATATACACAACCAACAGTTTCAGTACAAATGGATTTGATGGAGACATAACTGGATTTAGTATTGTCAATTCTATATTGACAGCACAACAGGTTTCAGATTCATATGTTGCGGATGCTCCATAAGTGATCTAGTTTAATATTATATTCGACATAGACAACAAAACTAAGCCCTCTACATTATTGTAAGGGCTTTTTCTATTTCAACTCACTATTTATTGTGATAAACGTTTATTTAGAATAGGAGATTATAGATGTCATCTATGTTAGAACAGGCTATTGTTGATGCCCAAGCTTTAAAAGAAGCTGCTCTCAAAAATGCAGAGCAAGCTGTTATTGACAAATACTCAACAGAAATCAAAGCTGCTGTCGAAGAATTACTTGAGGGTAATGATACACAACAGAACTTAGTACAAGAAGAAATGGATGTTCCTTTCGCCTCTGATCCTGATTTGGCAGAAGATAAGCCAGTTGAAATGGAAATGGAATTTGAATTCAATCCTGAAGACTTTCGTCTAGATCTTGAATCAATCAAGACACAAGCTGAAGCTGACCCTGAGTCTGCTGGTGAAGAACCACAAGACACAGAATCACTTGCTGCTGATATTGGACTTGGAGACACAGAACAAGAGCCAGAACTTGACCTTGGTGGAGACTTAGGTGGAGATCTTGCTGCTGAACCTCTTCAGGAAAATAAGGAAGATGATTTACTAAATGAACTTCTTGCTTTACTTGAAGAAGATGAAGAAGAAAATGAAGAATTATTAGATGAAGCTCTTGTCGTTGATATGGAAGATGTCAAACACGGACACTTTGTAACAGACAATGGAGCAAGAAAATATGATGCTGAAATGGAAATGGCAGCACAACAATCAACAGCTCACAAAGAAGCTGCTGAGGAATTGGAAAAAGAGGTTGGAGAATTGAAAAACTCTGTCCTAATGTATCAAGACAAACAGGATCAATTAAGATCTGTTCTTGATGACATGAAAGGTAAGTTAGAAGAAATGGTTTTACAAAATGCTACACTATTGTATAGCAATAAAGTTTTAAGCGATACCTCCTTGAATGAGCGACAAAAGTCAAAAATTGTCGAAGCTATCGCAAAGGCGGAGACTTTGAAAGAAGCAAAAGCTCTTTACACTACTCTTAAAGAAACTACAGTGGGTACCAGACAAAATGGTCCAAAATCACTTAGTGAGTCAGTACAGAGAAAACAGGTTCTTTCCGCACATCTGCCACGTCGCAAGCAAGAGAATTTGCATGAAGAACTAGACTTTAGTTCTCGTATGAAGAAACTTGCAGGCTTAGACTAATTTTATAATAAAGGAGAAAATAATATGTCTATAATTGAAAAATTAACAGAAGGCATTGTCAATCGTGATATGAAAAAAGAGGGACATGCACTTCTAAACAAGTGGACTGCTACAGGACTACTTGAGGGTTTAGATACCCAACACCAAAGACAAACTATGGCGCGTCTTTTGGAAAACCAAGCAAAGGAACTTCTTCGTGAAAGTTCTTCTATGGGCGCTCAGGATGTTGAAGGTTTTGCTTCAGTTGCATTCCCAATCGTTCGTCGTGTTTTTGCTGGTTTAATTGCTAATGACTTGGTTTCTGTACAACCAATGTCTCTTCCAAGTGGATTGATATTCTTCTTGGATTTCACATTCTCAAACAAAATCGGAGCTGGAAATGATGCTGATGATTTTCGTATGGGTAATGAAAAGGGTGATTCAATCTACGGTACCGACAAAACAGGTGCTGGAATCATCAATGGTGTTAATTTGATCGGTTCTTCGAAAGAAGATCTTTCTGGTCCTGGTCGTGGTGGAATGACTGGTTATGCTTATGCATCTCCATCTGCTTCTTTTGACCATGCTACACCTAGTATGCAAACAATTTACCTAACTTCTTCTATTTCTGAAGCAGACGCTAAATTGTTAAACTTTGACCCTGATTTGTTGACAATCACAGATGGCGCTACAGCTGTTGGTGTTGTTACTATTCCTGTTGCTTCCTTTAATGCTGACTTGAATCGTGAAAACCTTTCAGCAATCCAAGTAACAGATGCACAAATTATTGCTGCTAGTTCTGCAATTGCGGCAGCTAAGCAAGTTCGTCGTCTAACAAATGTTGATGGAACAGATATAAAACTATACTTTGTTGGCGCTTCCGGTTCTGCTGGTATCGATTTAGCAGAAGGTTCTGCTACTCTTTCTGGTGATGTTTCTGGTTCTTATCCTCAATTAGATGCTTATGATGTAAAATCTGGTGGTCTTGGAGCTCTTGATAGTTTCACATATCCTCTTGAAGGAACAGAAGCGATTCCTGAAATCGACATCAAAGTTGATTCTACAGCAATCACAGCTCAAACCAAGAAGTTGAAAGCTAAGTGGACTCCTGAATTAGGACAAGACTTAAATGCATACCACAACTTGGATGCTGAAGTTGAATTGACTTCTATCCTTTCTGAGCAAATTGCTTTAGAAATCGATCGTGAAATTCTTGCTGATCTTGTGAATGGTGCTACTGCTGGAACATTCTACTGGTCTCGTTCTCCAGGTCTTTTCGTAAATCGCGAAACTGGTGCTGAGATTGGTTCTGGTGTTGCTGCTCCTGATTTCACAGGTACAGTTTCTGAATGGTATGAAACCCTTATCGAAACCATCAATGATGTTTCTGCTCAAATTCACAGAAAGACATTGCGTGGCGGTGCTAACTTCGTAGTCTGCGGACCTGAAGTTGCTAACATCCTTGAGTTTACCTCTGGATTCCGCGCTAATGTAACTGCTGATGCTGATAAAGGTGTTATCGGTGCTCAGAAAGCTGGTTCATTGTCTCGTAAGTTCGACGTAATCGTTGATCCTTACTTCCCAAGAAATGGTATTCTTGTTGGACGTAAAGGTGGTTCTTTCTTAGAATCTGGTTATGTTTATGCTCCTTACGTTCCACTGCAAACCACACCTACAATCTTCGGTGTTGAGGACTTCGTTCCTCGTAAAGGAGTTATGACTCGTTACGCTAAGAAGATGGTTCGTCCTGACATGTACGGTATGGTTATCGTTCGTGGTCTTCTTGGAGAATCTGGAACTACTGCTTAGTAGTGTTCTGATACTTCTTACGACCTGATCGTTATAGATGGCCTCAAGCTCTGCTTGGGGCTTTTCTTATTCTGGATACTATTTATAAGGTAATAAATAAAAGGAGATTTATAATGCCCGCACCTCATGTGAAAATAAAGAGAGCTCTTGCTAAGAGAAGAAAAGAAGAAGCTGCTGAAGCAAAACGCCTCGCTGAACTTAATGCTCATAAAGAAGCAAAGGCTGCTGAAGAAGCAAAGTTAAAAGCTGCCGCTGATAAGAAAGCTCAAGAAGAAGCCGCAAAGAAAAAGGCCGAGGAAGAAGCAAAGGCTGCTGAATTAAAAGAAGAAGTTGTTGAAGAAAAGAAAACAACAAAGAAAAAGACATCAAGCAAAAAGAAGTCTAAAAAAAGTAAATCATCTTAAGAAAAGAATATCTATTCGTGTTAGTCCTCCGTTCGCCCCTCGCTCTCCAATTGCTTGGGGCTTTTCTTTATCCTAAAACTATTTACTGGGAATGGAGGGTAACGAATGTCATTACCAACGCTAACACCAACCTCGAAGACATCAGCAATTATTCTTCCAGAGTCAGGAAACCCGGCCAATGTCGCGGCGGCTTTGCCTCTTGGAGTGTATGCTGGTTCTCAAGAGTTTCTAACAGGAGCAGCTTCACAAGTCAAATTCACATATAAGAGACTTGGTGGAGATGTTCTAGATATCGAACTAACAGAACAGAATGTTTATGCTGCTTATGAAGATGCAGTATTAGAATACTCTTATCAGATAAACCTATATCAAACCAAAAACGCTTTGGGTTCCGCCCTTGGATCTCCAACAGCTTCCTTTGATCATCAAGGTGAAGTCACGGCTGGAGCAGATGGTGCTTCACTTAAGTATCCAAAATTTACATTTGATTATGCTTTCAAAATGGGTGATAAGTTTGCCACGGAAGCAGGAATTGGTGGAACAGAGCCTATATATAGCGCTTCCTTTGATATTGTAGCAGACCAACAGGATTACGACCTACAACAGATTGTAAGCTCCTCAGCAGCAGCTGGTGGCGTTCCATATGCCGATCTGGTTGGCAATAAAAGAGTAAAGATTAGAAAGATGTATTATATCTCTCCAAGACAGATGTGGAGATTCTATGGATATTACGGAGGCCTCAATGTAGTTGGAGACATGCATAGTTATGGACAATACGCTGATGATTCTTCATTTCAGGTAATACCTGCTTGGCAAAACAAACTACAAGCCATGGCTTACGAAGATCACCTTTATACAAGAACTTCTCACTATTC